CGTAAAACCAAAAGTAGCCACTCCCGCTGATTCAGAATAGGCCACTGTAGCCGAAGCGACATCACCGCTAGACGTTGTGGTTACTGACCCTATTACTGGAATGTAAGTAGTACCAGCGCTACCAGCGGGTCCTACCGTACCCTGTGTTCCTTGAGCTCCAGTCTCTCCCCTAGGTATACTAAATGTATATGTGGCGACCCCTTCCGCAGAACTAGATACAACAGTAGCCGTAGCGTCAACGTCTGGCTCCAGAGTGTTAACCAATACTACAGGAGTAAACGTAGTGCCATTCTCTCCAGCAGTTCCTGGAGTTCCTTGTGGGCCTTGTGTCCCCTGTGTGCCCTGAGGCCCCTGCGTGCCTTGAGTGCCTTGTATTCCTTGTGGCCCTTGAGTACCTTGTATTCCTTGTGGTCCCTGAGGACCCTGAATATTACCTACGTTAACCCATGAAGACCCGTCCCAAACATAAAGGTCACCGCCGATGAGGTATGCGTCACCACTACTTCCAGAAGCTGGTAGGTCACCAGAACTAGCAAGACTACCAATAATGTTTACACCACTTCCATCTTGACCTCTAGGTATGCTAAAGTTGAACGTAGCCGTAGATCCAGATACAGATACGCTTGCGCTTGCGGTCCCTGTAGGATCTATAGAAGTTATAGACCCTATCACTGGTGTGTAAGTGGTCCCTTCCGCACCAGTTGGCCCTTCAGGGCCCTGAGTTCCTGGCGTTCCTTGTGGACCCTGTGGTCCTTGCGTTCCTTGCGTTCCTTGTGGTCCTTGGGTTCCTTCTGGACCCTGTGGTCCTGGGTCTCCAGTGTCACCTTTCTCTCCTCTAACCCCTCCTACAACGAGGTCAAGCTGAACAGGAAGCTGCTCAGAAACAACTACAGAAGCGGCGTCCGAATTGTCTGATACAGAAACCGTATTAGCTTCTGTGGTTGTAACAGTTAGAGAGGACCCGTTGTTAGTTACTGTAACAACGTTTGTTAACTGAGGTCCGCCAACTGTAATGGACTGAGCAATAGTCCCGTCTACGGATAGGATGACCCCATCGCCACCAGAGACTATTATTTCAGACATTACTCAGATACGTTTGCTTCAGTTATATCCTCCTTAATGGTAAAAGATCCAGTAACAAGGGTCTTATGAGTGGCACTAGTGTTCTCGTACCTTTGAAGGTCGTATACGTATCTTCCAGCTGGAACCTTTCTCATTGCTGCGGCACTGGCGCTAATTGTAAGCGTACCATAATCAGCACCACTAGTTGCAGATGTGCCCCTGTTCAAAGTAAATGCTTGAGGTGTAGGCTCGCTGAAAGCAATAGTTACTGGGGAATCCAAAGCAGGACCTGGCGAAGTGTTGTCACCGTATTCATTATTTTGCTGTGGATCTGTAGATAGGATCAAACCAGTAAGGCCATCGCTATTAGCCTTGTCACGAACCTGCATAGCAAACCGATCACTAGTAAGATCCTGAAGATCTCCGTCAGAATTCTTAATCGTAAGAGTTAGGGAGAAGGAATCCCCCCGCCGACACGTGATGTCCAGCTTCTGGGCTGTATCAAAGTTGACCTTGTTCGCCATCTGGTTGTTGTTGTTTCATAGCCATATCCATAGCGGCCTTCTGCTCCATCATAGCCTCCTGCTGTTCGGCCTGAGCTTCTTGCCGCTCATCTTTTTTTTCTTCTTTTAAAACGTCTAGCTTCTCTTTAAAGTTTTGCTCGTTCTCTTTAAATCCGAGAGTAGCCTGGGCACGTATCATCTCAATCTCCCTGCGGTGTACATGCTTCATCTGCTCTAACTGCATTTCAAGCTGGTACTTCATTTGCAGTTCTTGTGCATCTATTTGACCCTTAGCTTGAATTTCTTGAACAGTTCCCTGGGTCTTAACCTGGGCCGCCTGAGCCGCTTGCTGCATCTGCATCTGTGAGTTCTGCTGGGCTATCTCTTGATTTCTCTTGATGCGCTTGTTTCTCCTAATAACAAGCATACGCTCCGCCTGATTGATATCCTTCATGTTGCGGAGAAGAATCGCATCCTCTATGTCCAGCTCTTTTTGAGCCAATGACATCTGTATGTTTTGTTCGAGATAGGCTTTCTCTGCGTCCTCCATCTCTTTCTGAACCGTAACCCCAAAGTTGTACATAGGAAGGTCGCTAAATGAAGCAAGAGTATCTATACTTTCCTTTCCTATAGCACGCTCGTAAGCCTTGTAAACAATAGAATCCTTGGGGAGGATCTGAAGGCATCTAACTATGTCGTCTACAACCTGTTTAAAGAGAAGCATAGAGGCGTTGGTGATATCATAGATAGCATTATTACCAGCAGCCAAAGCCTGCTCACGAACACCAACCAGGTCTTCTCCTTTAGGTGTTGTAGCATCCATAACCTCATTAATACCAGTAGCATCACGAATCATCCTGAGGTAGTGGTTGTACAAACCAATTAACTCATTTATATTACGTATGCTATTGTTGATCTCTCTAACAGGGGGGTTCTGGAATCCTCCTTCTGGATTCTTACTGCGATAGTAGAATACACCAGTTTGCTCGTATATATCATGGAGCTCCAGGGGTTGAAGCTCTCCACCCTTTCCTAGCTGTACGTTCTCTAGACCCTCAATGTCAATTACCAACCCGTCTGGCTTTGCTTTAGCAATAGCTTGTTGCAACTTCAAGTGAGTTATTTGAAGCATGTCCGCAAAGCCGATACATCCGTCTACCATAGACTTAGGGATCATGTTTCGGATGTTGGTAGCTACGACAGAATAAGACAAACGAGTCTTAGAGATGTCGTGCATGTTTCTAGGCATATTAGTCTTCAGTCCATAGTTGAAGATTATGTCTGTCCCCATAACGTATGTACCGCAGTACACGTTATTTATATTCATTTTATGAGGCGTTCTTTCAAACACCCCACCAGTGTACTTCTTATCCTTGTTTCCGTATCCTTTATAGAAAAAATTCTTGTTCCCAAACCTGTTCTCCTTCTCTTCAAAGTTCATAGTGTCGTTACTAACGAACTCAAAATCAAGGATAGTTACCATGTACTCTTCGTACCCGTTCGTATGCTTATTGGTAAACTCGTCGTAATATGTAGAATTGGGGTTCGTCCAAACATCATTCTTATTTTGCTTGGACACATTCTGAACCTTCTTAAGGTCTTCTTCGCTGAGAGACTCCCCAGCCATCCTTTTGAGTTCAGATATAGACACCTTCCTAATATGACCAGCATATACTAGATCCTCAAAGTTGGGGTCTTCAGTATAGCTATGAATAAACATACTCGGATCAACGTACTCCAGTGATATCCCGTAAGTTGGATCGTTTACGCGCCGCGTTACAGCCATACCAACGCCAACCAAATCATTTACGCAACGCCTGTATGTACCGTCATTAAAATTATTCCATTCAAGAGTCATATTGGCACCCACCTGAGCCGCTATCTCTCCAGAGGTTCTGACATTCGTATCGAATATCATCTCCATTTCCTCAGTAGTGTCTGGAAGCTCATCTGGGTCCTGACCACCTACAACGGCCCCACTCTGGTTTTTTAGGTTGACCAGTTCCTGCTTGTTCTTGATCAACAGCTCCATACGCTTCTTCTTCTTGTTCTTTTCTGAAGAAGAAATTGGATCTATTGCCTCAAGATTGGGATATGGCTTGCGAGATAAAATCTTATTGACGACAATACGCGCAAACTTTGAGAGAATAGGAACGGGGGTAAAATCAAGATTAACAAGACTGCCATCAGCGTTGTTAGGATCAAGAGACGTAAGGATCTGCTTGTAAATAGTAGTATCCTGCGTGCCATTGGCGTACTCTCTGTTTCGATCAAAGATCTTATTCCTTTTTCTGAAAATGGAGTTTGAATTATCGGCATTTCCCCATTGTGCTTCGATAGCTTTGGCATATCTAAGTCCATACTCTTTTTGCTCCTTCTTTTCCTTCGGGAGCAGAGGGTCTGGAAAATTAGAAGAATATACCTTGCTTGTATCCTGCATTTACGCTATCTATCTGAAATGCAAATATATTAAAGTCTGCTTATACCTTTATATCTTCTAAAGAACCGCTTCTCAGAGAAATTTGTCGGCTCCTTTGGGGGTTTTATTTTTTGAGCAGCCAGAAGAGCTAGTCCAGAACTAATGGTAAGGTCAAATCTTGTTCTATTAGTTATGTCATAGCCAATCCAATCTTCTAGGGTATCATTAAAATACATGCTACCCATCTCTCCAGTCTCTCTGTTTATACCCACATGATTATGTATGTACGATTCTATTGCATGGGCGTGAGATTGAATAATGTCCTGTGAGTTAGACGGGATCCCCTTAGTTTTAACTTTTGACGTATGGGCTGGAGTCTTCAAATGATCTGGCCTCTCCATCAAGTATCCGTCATAGCCTCTATCTTCAAAATACCTAGCAATTCCATACTTGTTGTTCTCAATTAGAATTGGGTACCCATAAAAGAACGCAGCCATAAGAACGTCTTCGTAAAATATTTTAGCAAGCGGCGGACGGGAAGCGTACTCAACAACAAACATGTTAGCGGGAACTTCCATGTTAAATTTGTTGTAAAGATGGAGCGCACCCTTGGATCCGCGTCCATCCACAGTAGCGTCGAGATCGTAACTATCCACCCCGCCAGTACCAATATGAATGTGAGGGGGGACCAGTTTATTGCCGATCGTTTTTTTGACATTTCTGAGTTCTTGTGGGGGCATCCAGGCGACTTTAAATCTTCCTTTTGGATCTGGCTTGAACGATACCTCTGTGTCTTTTTGCCCGTCTTTCCATACAAAGTTCCCCCTGACAACTGGGTTCGGGAATAAATCATCGTTGTGTTGTATTTGCTCGTATATCTGACCGATGTTAAACAGGCTGCCCTCAATACTGTCTCTAAAAGCTTCATCCGTGGTAAAAGGAAACTGCCTGATAACTTCGTTTAATTCAGACGGGTCGTTAATCAAGGCCTCCCTTTCATTCTTAAGGTAGGTCTTGGCCCCAATTATAATCGGTTCCCCATCCATACCTTCAATGGGCTCTTCTGGATCTTCTACTACTGGGTTTCCGTACAAATCGAAAAACCCTTCAAGCGCATCATAGGCTGGAACAAACAGACGATACAGACCAGATCTAGTCCTCCCATTCGAGTTCCTCTCCATCGGGTCCGAGTCCTCCCAAAGGTCCTTGTATTCCTTTCCACCTTTGTCCATCGGATTTACGGTGCTTCCGACCATTGCTTTTCCGACGATTTTTCGACCGACGATCAAACATGTCCTCTGAATCCTCCAGGCGTCCCTTATGTCTGTAGGTTTTTCCCATTTTCCTGCT